GGGGTCAATTGATTTGTTGTTGTGTTCTATTTCATAATGTAAATGTTGTCCTGTTACATCACCGGTGCTACCCATACAGGCTATTGCTTGACCTTTAGTAACATTCTCGTTTTTCTTTACAAATAACTTATGTAAATGAGCATATTTAGTTGTGAATCCAAAAGCATGTTCTATTTCTATACATCTACCATAACCATAATTCCAACTAGCATATCTAACTACTCCAGATGCAGTTGCATATACTGTATCATGCCATGAATCAATCATATCAACACCGGAATGCATTTGATATTTCCCAAATATTGGATGTTTCCTAACTCCATAATCATCTCGTATTACAATAGTGTCTAATGGGGGTCCAATTGGTAATGAATCTAGAATTTGTCTATATGTAGAATCTAATATTTGTAATTCTTTTCTTAGAGAGTCTATATGTAGGGATTTATCTTCAACATTACGCTTAAGAAGTTCTACTTCTTTTTTATATGTAAGTGCATATACAAAAAATAATGCCGCAACTATAGCTGTAAGTGTGTATAGTAAGTATCGTTTCATTTTAATCGAATAATAATTTTAATTGTTTTTTGTTTCCAACTTCTTTATCTTTACCAAATTCTCTAGATACAGAATCTGTTCCATAACCTAATGATAGAGCTAATCTTCTACATACAAGTTTGAATTCTTTTACATTTAAATTTGTTGGGATGTCCATTTCTATTTTATCAGCTTCTCGGCTTTCATCGCCTCTTAAATAGATAAGTTTATCTTGAGCCATTGTCTTCTCCTATACTAGGTGGTTTCTTTGTTAATGCAATATAAGACTTTTTTTCGACATATCCAAATAATTTTACTTAAACATTTTAGATCTTGGAATCTTTCCTCTGCCTATCTTAGACAGCTTTGTAATTTCCCTAGTAAGTCTTTTTATATCCTTTTTCAACTTTGCGTTTTTTAGCTCTTTTTTAAGTTTGTGGACTTTTATGTTGGCTGAAGTCATCATTGCAGACTTTTCACTCTTGGAAATCTTTTCTTTCTTTTCTATAACGGTTTCCTTAAACTTTCCTTTAAGCTTCGGCTGTTCCTTTCCTCTGTAGAATACATTCCCTTCTTTATCTACATACTTTGCCATAAAATGCCAGCCAGCCGGTCTGCCTGAGCTTATTCTTCTAGAAGTAAATTGTGGAGGTTCTACCATTTCATTTACACAATCTGAACATGTTACTGCTGTAGATTCTTCGCCTACCGTGACCATTTGTCCGCATTTTTTACAAGACATATATCTATAGGTTGCATCAGGTCTGTGGTGCCATTTGTAACCTTTTCGATACTCTACTATATGTTCTGATTCTTCCATTACTGCTAGAGTCTTATTCTTTTTCTTTGCCATAGTTTGTATATTTATTAATTAACTTTTCAAATTCTTTATTTGGGATTGTTGATTGTTTGCTATATTGGACTTTTAAGTCTTTATAGTCTTTTTGTAATTCTTCGCCATACACTTCATATAATTGTGGATAGGCCTCTTTCATCTGTTCTTCCGTTGGTTCAACTGTGACTTCTATTTCTCCACCATCTAATGTAATTACTTCATCATTATCATAATGTTTTTCTACAAATGCTGGATAGGTCATTTTTTCATCTATAGGATATGGTTTATTAAATTCCATCCCGTCTGGTACTGACATTTTTACTTTTGGGTTTATCATAGCGAATGCCATGTTAGCTGATACAACTAATGCAATTGCTAAGGGATCAAATACAAATACAATTAAAAGTAAAAAATAATTAACCACCTTATCCATAGGCCAACCAGTTGTCTTAGCTAAATATTTAAGTGGGCCTAACTCTCTTTGGTCTTCATTAGATATTTCCTTATTCAATAAAGCCATATCTGTTGTTGTGATTGAATCAATAACTGCTTCTAGCTTTATATTAATATTATCTCTATCTACAATTGCATTTTTTAATTCTGATTGTAATGCCCGCCTTGCAGAACTACTTGATGTTGTAATTACTTGTTCGGCTTCTGCACTGTAATATGAAACTGAAGTTGGGTTTGATAAAGATATTCTTAAATCCGAAATAGATTTTGTTAATTGGTTCTTTTCCAATTGTAAATCGCCTTTTGTTTCTTGAAAGCGAATTTGTTTCTGATTAAGTACTGCCAATCCTTTATCTAATAATTCTGATTGAACTGCTGTTGATTGATAAGCTCCAGATAAGAATCCATAAATACCCCCAGAAGTTATCACCATTAGAATAAAACATGCTACCATTAAGTAGCCCTTTAATATCTTGTTTATGGTTTCCCAATATTGATATAATAGCGATGCTACTACTAATTTGGCAAATTCTAAAGACCCCGCCATAATAATAACTTCTTTGGTTGCTCCAGCAAATAATTTACTTAAACCAAACACAGAATAGAATGCTGCAGAGCCAGATACGGCAAGTGCAGAAAAAGCTATTAGTAGTGGAAAAAGTCTTTTCTTCATTACTCTGTACTGATTAGTTCTTGTATCTCATTCCTAAGGTGTCTTATGTCCCGTATTACATTTCTTACTTCATTTGATTGAGTAAGACCTTTAACTAAGCGGTCATCTAATCTTTTAGCTACTGCATCTAGTTTACCCAAGAGCAGTATTAATTTATCTTTTTTGTTTGCGTTCATTTTATAACTCCTAATTTAGATTATATCGGTTTAAGTGATGTGAAGCTATCAAGGTTTGTATATCAGGATTAATATCAATAAAATCTTCGTCTTTTAAATAGATCCTATCGCTTAAATCCAGTTCACCACTTTCAACACTGATCTTCATTTGTAACAGTTTTGCACATTTCTCATACTCCTCCATTTCTATGTAGTAATCTATCAAGTCTTGTAGTAACCAAGATTGATCTATTTCTCCTGTTGCAAATGGGTCGTAACTTAATACGACTTGTTTAGCAGTATTAATGTAATCTGATAGTTTAACCTTTTTGGTTACTATATCATAAGTTAAATCCACCATTATACCTTCCATAAATTCTTCTACTTTGGATTGTTCATCTGGTGTCATTTCTTTTCTCTCTTATTAAAATTATTTCCTCCTACCACCGAAGCTTTGACGGCATGCTTCTTCTGCCGTTGGTTCTGGGTGCCTAAGCCGCCATCGCCATTTCAACTGTTTCGCCAGTTAGTCGTGACCTTCCTTATACCCTTATCATTGTGTCAATTCCAGTCACCCCCATATTGTGTAAATCTTTTAGTGGAGGTGGAGGGTATCGAACCCTCGTCCAGCAATGCAGCTAATATAAGTACTAGCGGTCATATATAAATATCACTTAGCAAGTAAGATTTTAGTTAAATTTTTATGTTTCTGATAGAATAGATTTAGATCTATTATATCGTCTTTGCTAATATTCCCTGTAGTAGAATATTTCATCTTGTAATTAAATACTGATGCTTTATCTACTCTGAACTCGTTTGTATCAAAGTTCTTCTTACCATCTGATAATTTTATATTAACAGAAATAAGTGCTAATATTTTATCAAACTTTTCTACTGTGAGTTTTGATAGACTATTAGGGTCTATTTTTTCAACAGAAGAAATGATATCTAAAATAGTTTTCTGAATATCAGAATTAGGCTTTTGGGGGTTTTCCATTTGTCTTTTTGCCATAATACTTTTTCTTTGTCCACTTCTTCGGTTTAGGTTTTCTTACTATTTCTTCCTTCAGTAATTTGTTCTTGACCATTGTATCAGCAAGTAGCTCGTTTAAATCTATACCTTTCTTTCTCATGTATATGTATACAATTATACCGCCTACCAATAATCCTATTACGAATGTTAATAATTCTGTCATATCTGTCTCCTTTAAGTTTAGTGAGTAGCTTTCGCTTTGCTAACTCTATAATTATCAGGGGTTCCGCTATTCTCATTTAACATACCTATTCTACTAGCTACGTTATATCTATGCTTTGCATCTTCCAATTCTTCAGCAATTCTATTTGCTTCAGAAAACGTTATATCAACTTTCATAGTACCAATACACAGTGTACCAATTATAGGTTGAGATGCAGGTGGAATTGCATTTGTTGCTTTACTACCTTTTGCAAGTTCTATTTTAATAGATCCCCAATTTTTTCCATACCGACCTGGCTCGAATGGTTTCCTTTGATTATGTTTAATAGGAAGCTGATTGCCTGGTCCTTCTCTACGAAACTTTTTATTGTGCTTTTGCATGTTTAATTTTTTTTAATGTTAGCCTACTATTTAGGGTATCGGCATATCCCTTTTATTAAACACAGTGTGTGTTGTGTAATTCTTTGAATTATATAATAAATAATTGTTTTTATTTAATTATGATAGTATGTTAGTTATTATGAAATAATAAATTATATGCTAATATAATTAAAAATATCGACATATCCAAATTTTTTGGGAGTTATTTTGAAAAAACCTTTAATCGTTTGGATCAACCCAACCGTTCTGCTTTTTTATTTGTACCAATAGAGAACATTTCTCATATTCCTCTGTTTCTATATAATGAGTTATTAAACGATCAATCATTCTATAAAACTTTTTTTTGGAACTAAAAAATTGTAATGGATCAATTTCATTAGCAATCAGCCTGAACCCTTCTTCCATTGCTATATGGTTGAAAACTTCTATCATGTGTGATATGTTAATATTGTCTCTATTCATTGTTATTATAAATATCTTTTACTAAATCCAAATGGAACCTTATTGGATAATCGTTATCATCTTCTATTATATAAAAAGATTTACCAGAAACCAATCCAACAGTAACTTCTTTATCAGCATAATCAAATGCACCATCTCTTTCAAACTCTGTCATATGCTTAATATGTTCTGTAGTTCTAATCAATACTTTATCACCAGGTCTAAGCTTCTTCTTACGCATTTTAAGAACGTCCGAGAAGATTACCGGGGGTATATAACTATGATCTATATCTTTAGGAAAGTCTGAGGTTTGGTTTATCAATTTACCATTGCGTCTTAATACGTTAACCAATCTGCTTGAAGGTATTATATTAGCAATCTCCAATATTTTCTTCCTAGTCGCTTGATAGGATCTATCAAGTAACTTTCCCAAATTTTCAATATCTTCAGTAGTTAGATGAGCTTTAACAGCTTGATCTAATAATAGTATTTCTTCTGTAGTCCAAGATCTAAACATCTGGTATAAGTATTTTAAGGACATCGTCCCAGTTCATAAATTTAGGATCAGTACCAAAGTGGATAAATTCACCTCCAAAGTTTTCAGCACCATTCCAAAGATTGTCATCTATAAGAATATCTCCTTTTAGCAAACCTTTGTTATGGGTTAATATAATTTTCTTATATCCAAACTCTTTAAGATAGTGTTGTACCCATAATCTTTTATCTATCCAGCAAGATGGATTATCCCATGCTGCTGTGGATGCTATGTAAACCTCGTACTTCTCTGATAGTTTTTTGAAAGCTTCAATTGCCCCAGGCATTGGTTTTAAGTCTCTATAGAATCCTGGTATTCTATAAACCATATCATGATATTTCATTAATAAGTGCTTTGGGATTTTAGCAGCCTTACTATCAAAGTCGGCTAGGACACCGTCCATATCGATATAAAGTATTTTCTTATTCATTTATAAATTTTTAATTATTAACAATCTCTACCATTTTTGTAAATATGTTTTACAACTGGAAATCTCAAGGATGGTAGGCCCTCTTCGTTTATAGTTTCTTCAAAGTATTGTACAGTAATTGTTTTACCAATTAACCATTCTGGATTAGCATAGTATTTCATTCTTTGTTCTTTTGAAAACCCAGAACCAACTCCAACTCTATTTCCTTTATGCTCTATATAAACTTGAGATAAAAGAGTTCGTTTTACTTCTTTACTATTCTCTATAATTCTATGGTCTCCAAAATCTAAATCAACAACTACATATTCTGCATCATGCATTTTCTTTACCTTTAGAATATCATTAGAACGTTTACCTTTGTATTCACAATCTTTACGTATCATAATTCCTTCGTGACCAAGACTCTCTGCTTCATCTGCCCATTCTTGTAATACTTTAAAATCCGTAACCTTTTCAAATTGTAATGACTTAACAAAGTTAAAGTCGTATGTAGTATCATTACGTTCTGACAGAGTTCTTGTACCAGTACCAGAGTTGAATTCATCTAGAGTTAAGTAATCGAAAACTAAGTACATAGGGTTGGGGATTGTGTGGTCCTTCCTACGTATTTCTTTCATAATACCTTGGAATGATTCATTACCTCCGTCATCTAAAATACAAATCTCGCCATCCCATACAGTATTTGGTTTCATAATTGTTATAAGTTCTTCTTTCACTTTATCTAAAGTATCAAACTCTTTCCCCGCCCTAGAATGTAGCTTAACGTTACCAACTGAGTTGCAGATAGCAATGCATCTAACGCCATCGAGTTTTCTAGAAGCTAACCAAGTATCATTTTCAAAGTCAACATATTTAGGATCATACTTATTTGCCAATGCAATCTTAAACTCAGGTATTAATCCGGGAATAACTTTATTGATTAGTGAAGCATTAGCTCTTATTTGTAAATTCTTATCTATAATACAATAGACCAATTCCTTTGCCCATGGTGCAAGTGCAGAACAAAACCCATTTACCATACTGATTGCTTCATGTCCTGTAAAGGTTCTACGGTCTAGATGTTTTAATAAGCTGAATATAGTATCATGAGGACAATCAGTCGACAGATGTTTTAGATTCTTACAATTTTTACTTGTAACATAATACATCTTATAAGGATCCAACGTCCATTTCAAACATTCAGTTATAAACGGTACATCTCTATAACGTTCAATTATCTCTTTCTTCTTTAATGTTGACGTAGTACTCTTCATATCTTGTACGAAGAAGTCTAGCTGTTTCCAAGTATCTGCCATATTATATTTTTTAGTTAGAGCACTTGCGGGAATCGAACCCGCCACTAGTTTACTAGTATATAACCGTTAAGTGCAAAAGTTGTTAACAATCTAATATAAGTTATTAACAGCTTAATGCGATTTACTTAGTATTCTGGATTGGCATATGTTTCACGGTATACGTAAGATTTTTTCAATTCATTAATATAGACTAGAACTTGTTCTTCAGCTTCTAGTGATTCTTTTGAAACTTCATCACCATTGTACCATTGCCCAGTAACTGATGGTTCAGAATTAGCTCCGAAGTACCCTTTTGTATATTCAATGCATTCTCCTGTTTTAGGATTTTCAAATTGTAGATCTTTACCATAGTCTGAACCCTGGCATACAAAACCTAAATCTTCAAAATACTTTGTAACTAGCTTTGTAATAACTTTTGCTTGGTCTTTAACTGTTTGTCCCATTGTAATGTGATATTGATTTATAGTATAAATATAATAAAAATAAATGACTTATCCAAATATTTTGAATGACAATTTGGCAAATAACTATGACACCTTGTCACCCTTCATTTGATACTTATACCTATATATTAATTTACGATAAGAATGCCAGAGATACTATGAAGAAGCTGATCTTAATCGTTATACTGTTGTTCCCAATAAAGTCTTATGCCCAAACCTTTAAACCAATTCCATTCAACAATGGTACTGATAAACAACTGCATTGCTTAGGCACTTATGCAATGACCTATACTTCATATAAATACTTTGAACCAATCTACGGTAAGGAAAAAGCATTCTTCTATAGTTCATTACTATCATTCTCTGTAGGTGTTGTAAAAGAGGTATACGATCACTATGATCATAACGGATATGAAGCCGATGACGTCATAGCCAATGCAGCTGGTATAATACTCTTCAGATTTAGCATCGAATTTTAATTTCCCCCGCCCCCCATTTTAATATAAAACTTGGTACGCGGTTAAGGTATAGTATCGTAATCTAGGTCATCTATAGTTTGGCAGAGATAAAGAATACCATCTCTTCTAAAAACCATGTCTATATGATATAGGGTTCGTAGAACATCGACCCAACCATCTATCAAATTAAGCCTACTCTCAGGGAAAGTTCTCTTAACCTTATATAGCTTATCTTCTATCTGAACAACCCTATTATACATATAGTATTTGACTATTCCTTTTATATAAGTTCTTAGTAGGTAATACCATTGATAGTACGAAGAACTCGTTCATTGTTATTAGTCCGGCCAGTACAGCATCATAGTAAGGTTGGATTAATCTTCCAGTTAATTTATTTTCCATACTAAGAAGTAGCCTCTACCTTCGAGTGTCTAGTCCACATGGTATTAGCCTTCAGCATATCTTCTTTGGATAACCCTCCTGAATCTAGGCTAATATCACCTCCTTCTACTTCTTGCATTTTCATCCTTATCCAATCTACAGTGTCATCATATGTTTGCTGTGATGTATTATCTGTATCATTCTTCTGTACTCTTTTCAATAGCTTCTCCAGTAGATCTACCTGGTGCTGTCTTTTACTTTTTCTCATCTTGTCGTTTTTATATTAGTTCTAATTGTGTTATATCTGTTTTGCATACCCTGCTAATCGCAGGTGGCTTTTTAGCTAGATTCCACATAGGATTCATCTGAGCTTTTTTAAGTGCTTGTTTCTTTGAATAGGCATTTACCTCGAAATCATCGAAGTCGAAATCGTTATACCCTGGAACCCAGAATATCCCTTCCACCCTATATTGTTTCTTTTCTAACTTTCCCATATTCTTTATTTTCTAATGTATTCGTATATACGTGATGCGGATAATTCCATATGCTGAGCAATGTATCTAACTGTGTGCCCATCTTCATATAGTTTATTAGCTATCCTTGCTTTTTCTTTGGTTGATCTTTTTTTAATTGGTATGTATTCCCTTTGTTTAGAATTCCAATTTTTACCTTGTGTCTTTTCCATGTTTACTCTCACTCTTTATTTAGTATAGTATTTTATTAAATGTTATTTATAATGGGATGAATGTTAAAGCCCCGGTAAAAATTTGGAGGCCAACATACAAACGGACTAACCCCCCTCCCGGGGGAGACCTTTTTTGCTGCTTACATTAAACTATTGCTTTTGGCAAATTCAGCGTGAAAGGTCTCCTCAATCACCACTACATGATTTTAGCTTGTTTGAGCATTTTTTATGTCATTTTCATCAAATAGCTCTTCTTCAGTGTTAAAGAGGTTTTCGTCTGTATTTGATGGTATGTACTTTTGAACCAATTGCTTGATAAATGTTCTTTCTGAGTCTAAACCACCGGCATCGTCGTATAATGGATAGATAGTAACCTCAGCTGATTCCTCGAGACTGAAGCCGTCGTAAACGAGGGATGCGAACTCTATAGAAGCTCTTGTTGATACTGATGTTGATATTCTTGGTATGTCTGTTTTGAGTTCATCCCTTGTTGCTGAAACTATTGAAGCAATATTTTTTAGAGTATCCTTATCTGCATCTGGATATAGCATGCATAATAGTGCTTCTTCTTTTTCTTGTGATAGTAACCCCATTTCGATTATAGTGAACCTGTCTAGTAGTGCTCTATCCATTACTCGTGTTGAGGTGTATTCATTACCTATGTTAGCTGTAGCTATGAATGTTACTCCCTTGGCTACTTTTACTGTAGGTGAGTCTGTTGCTTCATCCAGTCTTAAGTAACGTTGTGACTGATCTAGTACTGTCATCAGTATATTCCATGCTTCAGGGTGTGCTCTAGATAACTCATCCAGTAAGATAATGGCGTCCTCCGTTTGGATTGCCTTTACAAAGGTAGATTCTGAGAAGAAAGTACCGCTATCTTTACTGAAATGAGTATTACCAACGAGTGTTGATCTAGGGTCTTGAGTAGCTCCTAGGTTGAAGTAGTATTCAGGTCTATCCAATGAGTTAGCTAAAGCCTTAGCAGCCATAGTCTTACCAGAGCCAGCAGCCCCAGTCATCATTATATTCTTCCCCCTCATAGCGGAGCGTATTAGATACTTCCATTGGAGGTCCGGTAGCATAAGCATTGCCGGTCTTAGCTTAGTTGAATCCTTGTGTATAAAATTCATTAGGTTAACATGTTCTGTATTAACAGGTGCAACGTATTCATTCCAGAATGGAGTTAATTCCTCTGGAACTTTTTTGAAGTTGCTAACTTTTTGTGAGCTTGTACCAAATGATGATAGCTCACTCGTTATTTCGACGGATAGGTTAGATCCCTTCCGTAATGCTACTTTTGCCTTTTTGATAGCTAATGATTGATCAAAGCTAAACGTATTCTTACCAACTGAGCAGTTAACAGTTTCGGTAACATCGTTAATTTTTAAAATGTACTTCATGTAGTGAGGTGTTTGTTATTAATTATATACTAATATAAGACTTTTTTATGACTTATCCAAATAAAATGGCTGTAAGTTATTAACAATTATCAGTTAGTTATTAACATAGTTATTAACCTTTGTAATGTTGTTAACATTTGTAACGAGTTATAAACAGAGTCTATATGGCATGTGATCTTAACGTTTTCAGCCATACCATGTGATCTTAACGTTTTCAGGTTATATAGACTCTCATTCATATTAGCAGGGACATCCTATCTTAATTAACAGATAGTAGATTGCAAAGATTGCTCCTAGTGTAGCAGTTGTTAATAAGCATCCAATAATGTCATTCTTAGTCATGGTGTTGAGTATTAATTTGTATATATAAATATAATAAAAATAAACGACTTATCCAAATTATTTCAGTGACAATTTGTCCCAACTATATGACAATTTGACATGCGGGGTTTAAGGTATGTTAGGCCGTGTATAAGACAGTTTGCTTGCATGTGAGGTATGACTAAGGGCCCTGGCCAAAAGTTTATTAGCCGGGCTAAAAAGTACTTTCTCGGGGAACACAACCCAGCAGTTTTGTCAAATATAATACAATATAACTCTTAGTTCATCTATCACAATCTACCACTTTGTTCCACATAATAGGGCATTTAGTATAGTGTGGGTGTATTACTAA